TGTGGCGATTGCAGATGGCGCACGAAGCCGTAGCGGTCGCCGTCGTGATCCACTTGCGCCGAAAACATCAGGTACTTGGCAAACTGCTTGCCGTTCTCATCAGAGAACGGTGAGTTGCCCCGCATCAATATCTTGGAGCCGGTGAATAGCGCCCACTTCCAGCCGCCCTTTGACTTGTACCAAATGTCAACAAGCCTGACCTGATTGAAATCGCCATTAGCCTGGAACCATCGGGTGTCACGGTCGGAATTTTTGGTCAATTCCAGCGAGCTATCGCACGCCGCCTTGATGTCGTCTTCCATGCCGGGCAAAAGCTCGATCATCAATTCCTCATCGACATATTTGCCCATGCCGATATAGCGCGCGTCGGAAAAGTCATGCTTCATCGAGCGCGGGTCATAAAAAAACCCGTCGTTATCGACGGGTCCAAAGATCACATCATAGTCGGGCTCCATTGGCGGCCCGCCATTGTGGCCCATCCCCGGCATCATGCCCTGCCCGCCCTGCTTCGGCGGTGGCATCGGTTTCAGATCCAGCTCGATGCCGCCGATGCCGTCGACCGCCGCCGCCTCGTTCACCAGCGGCGCCACCTCGTTCCACTTGTTGCGATCCAGCAGATAGCGCAGCACCGCAGTGGCAAGGTCGGCACCGGCCTGATGCTGCGGCGTGCGCGGATATGCCTTCGGGTCTTGTTTGAGCCGTTCCACCAGCCCGACGATGCCGTCAATCTTGCGGCCGATCTTGTTGTAGGTCACCACCGGTTGCTTACGATCGTTGAAAGTCTTGATCTGGTCGGATGTCCATTGCGCGCCGTGGCGATAGCGTCGCGCCTTCTGCTGCTCTTGGATTTCCAGCGTCTTGTTGTCGAGATAAGTGGTGTAGGCGTTGATGCATTTTTCCAGCGGCCAAAAGCCGTCCTTGTCCTCTTCCTGCGGATCGGTGACCGGCGCATTGCGGCCGGCCGCCGAGCCGCCCTGCGGATAACCGCCGCCCTTGATCGAGAGGACGTTGCTGATGGCCATTGCTATTCCTCGTCAGTATCTTTGCCGGCCGATCGACGTGGGCGGCGTTGCCGCGCCTTCGCGCTTGCGCTTAGGCTTGGGCGCAAGCTGGCGGATCATCCGGCCGCGACTAGCACCGCCGCCGGTGTAACCGCCGAGCGACGGCAGTAGCAGCGGCGGCGGCGCATCTCCCCAACTCGTAAACGTGGACGGCACCGCTCCGAAAAAAGCAGAAGCACCGAAATTCATGGTTATGGCGTCGGGATTGTTGAGGCCCGCTGCGAATTTAATATAAGGAGAGAAAGGAACGGTAGCGGCAAAGCTCACACCACCTGTCCCGGTGGATGGATTGGCTGCCCCATCTCCGTTCCAGTTGCCATTCTGTCTGCGGAACCAGGCCAATCTGGCGCCAAGGTCCATGGCCATCGCAAAGATGTCATTTAGCGCCACCGACCCGATCGTCTTGCCCGATGGGGTTCCGTTGTTAAGGACTGAGGAAGAGGCACCTATAGCAACAACAATGCCAGTGGTATCAAGATTGAAAACGATGGTGCCTTCCGGTGCGATGCCGATCAGAGTGTTGGTCGTGATGGTATTTTGTATAATAAACTCAAAATAGTATTTGCCGGTAGTATATTTGCTTGTGCTGTAAACGCCAGTCGCACCGCTGCCGCTGTTGCGCGTAACGGTCAGATTGCCGTTGGACATCGTTACATTCAACGGTGTCCCGTCAAGGGTCACTTCTGCCATTCGCGCTGCTCCATCAATACGTCCGCCAGTCCCCGGGCTGCTCGCCGCGCGGGTGGATCTGGGCGTAGCCGCTCACGTCTTCCGGCTTGGGCGTTTCCTTTTCCTTCGCCCACGGCCGCGACATGCAGGCATACCTAGCCGTATCGCCACAATGATCTTCGCTGTCGGTCAACACGTCTTCCGGCCGGTCGGGATCATGCTGCAGGAACGGCACGGTGCGGATGAAATCCACCGCGGTGGAGAACACCACCATTAGGGGATGGCCGTCGTCGTTGCCTTCCATGCGCCAGCGCATCACGTCCCAACCGCCGGTGTGCCGGGCGCCGCGCGTGTGAACGCGGGAATTGTCGGCCCGGCGAAACCACACCTTGCCCTCGGAGCCCGTGCCCATCCGCTCGGCGATCGACGGCCCGCCGTCTTGAATGAACGCCGAGGGATCGAGCACGCCGTAGGCAATCTCTTCGCCCTCTTCCCGCTTGCGGATGCCCTTGCCGACATCATCGGCATTCATCTTGATGCCGACGTTGGGCTCACCCGGCTTTTGGCCGTACCATTCGCGGTAGAGCACCAGACAGCCGCGCGGCAGGAACTTGCCGCCGTAGGTGCCATCGTCCGACACCACCGCCCACCATTGGACGCAGAATGGATGAGCGGAGCCCCAGTCCATCGCGCGGAAGCGCAGCCATTCCTTCGGGATCTCAAACGGTCGCACCACATGCCGCGCGGTGCTCCAACAATCGAAGAAGGCGCCGAGCGTAACGCTCCAATCGCCGTCCAGCCACGCCTGCACCAATTCCTTTGAGCCCGACGATCGCAGCCGCTGCTTGTAGCTCTCGGCGTCGATGAACGGATTATTGTCCACCTTGCTCGGGATGAAGATCCGATCCAGCCCGGTGACGGGATCGTGGATCACCTGATTGCCGAGCGGCGCTGGGTCAATGTAGCGCGCGCGCACCCATTGATGTCCTGGTCCGCCAGGATTGCCCGTCGCCCGGAAGCCCACCGGCACGCCGGCGCCCGAGCGCAGCGTGGCGAATAGTTTCATCACCGGCGCCGGCGACGGAAAGTTGCCGATCTCCTCCACATAGACGCGGGTGTAGCTGTGGCCCTGGTAGCCCTCGGCGTCACTGTCGCGGTCGAGATAGGCAAACCGCAGCCGCGCCCCGCGCGGATCGCGCCACAGCTTTTCGGTTTCGTTGTAGGTCCATTTCAGCGGCCCATAGATCGCCCGCGAACGTTCGATGGTGTCGACCAGTTCCTTATAGGTCCGCCGTACCATTAGCCCCGAGGCGTGGCCCTTGTATTCGTTGGCGTGCACCATGAATTCGCCGAGCATTCCGTCGGTCTTGCCGCCGCCGCGAGCGCCGCCGAAGAACACCTCAAAGATTGGACATTCGAGAAGGGACCACTGGGGCCAGTTGGAGCCGGGGCTCCATATGGTACGCTCTATTACAGATGTTTCCATTTACTGTAGAATTTTGTCGGGGGCCGGCCCATCGGTCGACCCGTTCGCCTTCCCATTCTCGCCTCCAATCACTGTGCCTTCAATCGTACGCGGAGTGAGGTGATCGGTCCCGTATTTTAAAACCCATTCCTCGCGCGTCAGCACCTTGGGAAGCTCGGCGACATAGCGCACGTTGAGGTCGGCCGCGATTTCGGTGCGGGTCAAATCGGGGATGATCTTCTTGAGCAGGATGTCGATCGCCTTGATTTGCGACATTTCCAGTTTCAGCCCGTCGAAGATGTGGGCCTGCAGCCGGTGAATGAGTTGCGTCGCCTTGATCTTGGCCCGGCATTCCGCGGTATTGAACGGGGCCAAGCCTATCGGCCGTTTGCGGGCGGGCATAGCTGTACTCCCTTAACCGGTTAAGTCGTTTGGTTTGCTGCTACCTTTGATAATATTGGCCGGTCGCCGGATCATAGAAATACGCGCCGGCAGGCCCGCCTTGCCGGAAATCGCCGCCAAACGCCGCGGTGCCCGGCCGGCCGGGCGAGTTAATACCGTAGGCACCGCCGTATTCCGCGCCCTTGGCGCCGGGGGCAATGCCGGCACCACCGGTGTTGTAATAGCCGCCAGGACGGCCGCCGGTTTGCCCGCCACTGGGACGGCCGCCAACCGTGATCGAAAGACCGGGACGGCCGAACGTTTCGCCGCCGGGGCGACCGCCGCTGGGACGGCCGGCATTGTCGGGGCCAAAGGGGTCACCGCCCGGGCGGGCGGAGGCGGGGCTTGGGCTGGGACGGCCGCCTTGGTCGTACATGTCCATCAGGCCTTGCACTCCGATGATGCCGCCGGCTCCCTTGGTGGTGGGCATCAGCGAGCTAATCACGTCCTCGCCCGGCCGTAGCCCGATGGTTTCCGTTTCCGTCCCCCGCGTGGTCGATGGCGCGTCAAACTGCTGACCGGGAATGGCATCGCCGAACTGCTGCTGGCCGGGGGTTGCATTCGGATCGGCCATAACCATCCCCGGCCCGAGTTGGCCGGGCGGGGCAAGACCCGGGGCTTGCGGCCCATAGTTCGGGCCGAAGTCGGTCGCCAATTGCTGCATCTGCTCGGCGAGTGTTTGATAGCCCTGCTGAACTTGTTGCGGGGTAGCTTGCTGCTGCTCGGCCTGCGGGCCATAATTCGGGCCAAAGTTATGCTGCGCTTGCGTCATCTGATCGGCGAGCGTCTGGTAGCCCTGCTGGACTTGTTGCGGGGTAGCTTGCTGCTGCTCGGCCTGCCGCGCATTCATCTCGGCGGCTAATTGCTGATAGCCCTGCTGGGTCACCATCGGATCGACGGTCGAGAGGATGCTTTCGTTGTTGTAAGGATTGACTTGCGCGGTCTCGTCGCCGCGGTCGCCCTTGCCCGCGAAGCTGTCGAAAGACGTGGTGCCCTGCTGGGCGCTGGTGCCGGTGAAGCCCTGCTGGGCGCTGGGGGATGGACCCGCATAGTTTGCCGGATCGTTGGCGGGGTCAGCGTTGTAATTATTCGCTGCCTGACTGAGTGCCTGCGCCAAGCTGGGATTGGTCGCGGCGATATAAGCCGTCAGGTCAGCGCCGGTTTTCCCGAAGGCGCTTTCCAGAATGGCTTGATCTGTGATCGGCTGGTCCCCTCGGCTCATCGCGATGATGTCCGCATCGGTGCCGCGGCTTGCCGCCTGCGCCTGACTGGGACCGAAAAAGCCGCTGTTGGCCGTCGTTTCAGGGCCGAAATTCTGGCTGGGATTGATGTCGCTTCGGCTGCTGGGATCGGCAACAGGGGAAGAAGGGGCGGCCGGTGCAATGCCAAAGCCGCCCGGACCGAGCCCTTCGCCCTGTTGCACACTTCCGGGACCGCCGGGCATGCCAGGACCGGCCTGCGGGCCCGCCTGCTGGCCTGACGGCATGCCGAACGCCGCACCAGGGGGAGCACTAAAGTCGCCCGGGAAGCCATTGATGCCGGGAGCCTGGGCGTAAACACCGGGTCCGCCGATCGTCGCGCCCGGTGCGCCCGGCCCAAAGCCGGTGTTGCTGGGGCCACCGACGCCATAGGTGCCAAAGTCACCTGTGGCCCAGCCCGGCGGACCGATGGCATTCCCCGTGTTGCTGCTCGCTGGCCCAGCGCCCCAGCCGGGCCCATCGCTGTAATCCACGCCCGCAGTAGGCCCCCCCCAGCTGCCGAACTCGCTGCCCGGCATCGAGCCGCCATAGTCGCCGGGGCCGATATAGCCGCCCTGATCACCGC